GCACCTGAAATTTTTGGCGATTGGGAGTATTACAAAAATGACTAAATACATAGTTAGTATAGAAGAGGACCCAAAAACTGGAGAACTGATTTTACCTATTCCCGATGAACTAATAGTTGAAATGGGTTGGAGCGAAGGTGACGAGCTCGAATTGGAAGAAACCTTAATATGTGAAGAATACAGTGAATACCATGGATATACCTTGAGGAGGACGTTTGAAAATGAAGGTTGAGCTTGAAGTTGATTATAGCACTTGGATTCGGCCGGAAGGTATTTTAAAATCTATATATGTTGGAGACAATTGCGAGCCCGAATGGGAAGAAGTACATACTTGGAAAGAATTAATTGACAGCAATTTAGAAGGCTACAAAGTACCTGGAGTAGATAAATTTGCAGAGTATCATAAAGAAGATATAGCATCTCTGATTGAAGGTTTAGAACAAGCTTCTGAATACATAAAAGCCCGTGTTGAAGAAATAGGCTTTTTTACTATTGACATTTAGTTAAACTTTTGATATAATAGACACTATGAATTTATTTATTTTAGATGAAGATCCAATATTAGCTGCACAACAACAATGTGATAAGCATGTTGTTAAGATGGTTATTGAATCTGCACAGATGCTTTCAACAACTCATCGTATGTGTGACGGTATAATGGAACGTAGACCTTCAAGAAGTGGTTCTATGCTACAATATTTTTATCTTGAAGATAAAGAAAGAGAAAGGACACTGTATAAAGCATGTCATTTCAATCATCCGTGTACTATTTGGACAAGAGAAAATACCGCCAACTATAATTGGCACTATAAACATTTTGTTGCATTGTGTAATGAATATACACATAGGTATGGAAAGATACATGCAACCGACAACAAATTAAGAAACGCCTTAAAGGCACCTCCTGAAAATATGAAGAGGTCAAATAAAAGAACACCATTCAGACTTGCTATGGCATCAAACCCAGAGTGCATATCTGAAAATGCGGTAGAATCATACCGTGCGTTTTATCATACAAAGCAAAATCGTTTTAGTATGACATGGTCAAAACGTGATATACCTGAATGGTGGAATGCGACTGAAGTTGCTTAAATTATAATTAGCAATATAGAAAGGAGAGTTCTTATGGAACAAATAGCAGAGCAATTAATGTACGATGCGAACAAAGGCTTCATTAATAAAAATGATCTTTTATTAGCTTGTTTGGAAACTATGACAGAAAACAAAATATATAAAATGGCTATTAAAAATGATTTTATTATTACTGAAGATGATAGCGCAATTACTAACCCAAGTCAGATAGATGACGACACACAATCAATACAAGAAAAAATTATTGATGCAGTCTTAGCAAGACATGGAGATTAATATGGATAATTGGACTTATTGGTTAACTGCTTTAATATTTACTTGTGTAGGTTGGTTTATGGCAAGAAATGAACCTCCTTCATTCAAGCATTCAAAAAGAATCACTCAAGAAACAATTGATACACTAATTGAAATGGGTTATCTTAAAACTCAAGGATTGGGAGATAACCAAGAATTAGTTAAATGGTACGACGCGCAAAAGGAAAATGATTAAATGGAAATTACACCAATTAGCCCCACTTGGACAACTAATTATTTCAACAAAGTTGAATATGATACTCGTGTAATAAAAGCAGTAACTAAAGTAGGTAACGATTTTCAACAAGAAACAGTATATACGTACGACAAGTATGGCAGATTAGAATCAACTGTCGTTCATAAATCAAATATTACTGAAATATGATTACTGACTTTACATTATTTAATGTCTCTATTATTAATCCATCCACAATGGAAAAAATTGACCAAGGTGAGATGAGATATAAACATGCAAGAGATTTTGTTAATAAAATGGATGCAAAAGGAATTCCTTGTATTGTTGAAGCTACCGAGGATTCTGACGTAGCAGATTTCATATTATCAAATAATTAAACTTTTTTCATAAAAACTATTGACATCATAATGAAACTATAGTATAATAGTATCATATTGAGGGAAACACCCCACCAACAGAGACAATTGGTGAATGGATAACCTGAGTCGAATAGAAGATCTTATCAATCGGAAGGCTCAAAGATATAGGTGGACAACCCGACTGGCAGCTGAAACTGTTGAGTATATCCAATCGTAACAGATATATTCGGGCAGAGTAATGAGAGGGCCAGTACTGGAAAGTACGTAATTATACGGGTCAGAACGAATCAATACAGTGGGTATGAAAGCGTCTCCGTGTATGAAGAAACGCTCGATACTGAAGTCGGCCGAGAGCCGCGCACTGTGAAAGAGATAGGGTTAGGGTTTGCACCCAAACCGACACAAGACGGCAGTCTAGGATCTTTCTCCTTTCACGACAGATAGTAGGTGAGAATCCTACCTGAAGGTCTGGAGTTAACAAGTAACAGATAAGTCCGAGAGACGTACCTACGAATTTTAAGTTTTTTAGATTAGAATACTACGATTAACAATTCTACACTATTTAACGAATTACGTTAACAAAGTATTCTAATCACCAAGGTAGTTGAAACCCCTGACTAGTCATCAGGTCCTTTAGAAAGGCAGTAAGACCAATTGACGATTGTGACACTGAAGTTCAATACCTAGGCGGACCTTAACATACCTTTGATAGGCGTATATGGAAGGTCCGCCGCTTTTTATTCGGCCCGTTCGTCTAGTGGTTAGGACACATGGTTTTCATCCATGCAACAGGAGTTCGATTCTCCTACGGGCTGCCAGATTATGAAAGAGATGATACAATTAATAAGAGAAATCGTTTGGTGCTTTACAGCAATTACAATATTAGCAATGTTAATACTTTGGTATGAAGGAGCTTTTACTAAAGGTTGCTTTAATTTATTGTGGACAGCAATGGTATGAAACGGTTAGCAGAATATTTAAATATATGTAAAAAACATTGGAAAGAAATATTTGCCTTATCTTTTGTAATGCATTTCATATTTGATTGGTTTGTATTCCTAGCAGGATATCTTATAGGTAAATACTTATGAAACCAGAGACAAAGAAGATTCACAAAGAAACTTCATTTCAAATCGCAACTGGCCTAGCCATAAATTACCCTCTAAACCTCTTTTTGCTCTATATCTATATAGAACGGTTTGGTATAACCGACCCTGTCATACTGGGCACTCTGGTCACTGCTGTAATGACTATTGTAGCATATACACGTATCTTTTTAATTCGTTCCTATTTCTCTAAAAAATAATTCACTTTTTTCTCATAAAACTATTGACATTCGTTGTGAGATAGAGTATAATAATTGTATATTAAGGAAAAAGGAGTTTAAATGGAAATAAGAATATTAGGAAACCAACCGGAACCATCATTAACAATGGACGGTTACGAAATCGTTGATTTTGAGGTTAGAACAAAAGATGAGAATCTTTTTGAAAAAGGAAAGAAAATCGTCAACGATTATATCAATCAAAACCCAACTTGGGAACAATGTCAATTATTCATTGATGACCCAATGACAGTTGGTATCTATCCGCAAGATTCTGAAGGTGCGGCTTTTAACGAAATTGTTTTAAAATTAGAAAAACTTGGCTTTTATGGTAAAGCTGCTGGTTATAGAGAGGTTGCTTAATGAAATTATTTGAAAAATGGACTAAACTTGGCAATGATACTTTCGGAGATACTTTTGAACAGTGTCAGTTTATCAAAGATGGTAAAAGATACGTAGGTATGATTAAGGAGTTTGGAGAAAATCATATTAGTGTTAAGCCTATGTCGATTGATTACAAATCAGCAATCTTTATGGAAAATGTTCCTATGGTTAAACTTACAAAAGAGATGTTTGATAAAGTTAACTTAGAACTATGGGATGATGCAAGAGGTTGTGACAATTCAGCAATTGGAGTTTCTGGTTGTTATGAACCTTGGACTAATTTTATTTGGGAATAAAAAAAGAGGAACCCCGAAGGATTCCTCTCAAGTGGTTTAGTTTGACCTAAACTCTTCTTATTATAACGAGTTCTTAGAATAAGTTAGCGATTGTAACTTTTCTGTAGTACTTGTTAAGATCAGCAGTAAGTGCTCCAAGACCTTGGCTAGAAACGTCACCTTGAGCAAATGGGTTTGAAACCATTCCGTAACGTGTCTTAAATCCAATTTTTGGTTGGAAGCTGTTTTCACCAACCGCACGAACCATTTGTAATGGTACGTATGGGCAGTAGAATAAACCTGCATCAAATGCAGATGAACCCTTGTAACCAACTACTAAGTAGTTAGCACCTGCGAATGGGTCAACATATACTCTGAATCTACCGTTAAGAACACCAGCAAAAGTATTACCTGTGTCATCAACTTCTAGAGAGTTAGAGTTTAGAGCAGGAGTGTAATCCAACACACCAGCCATTTGTAAAGCAGAGGCTACGTCAGAAGAACAAATAACAACGTTACCTTTTCCTCTTCTTGTTCCTTTAGCAATTGCGTTAGCTTCTTGCTCGATTTGGAACATTAAACCTTTGAACTTCTCAACAGACCATCTTCCGTTTGCATCAACGTCTAAGTCGAATGTACCCGGTGTAGCAGCTCCAGAAGCACCAACAACAGCAACGTCATAAATTGTTCTAATAACTTCACGGTTGATTTCTGTTAAGATTTCAGTTTGAAGAATATTAGCTAATTCAGTTTCTGCGTCTAGGCCGTGAACAGCTTTAAGATCTTGAGCAAGCTCAGTTGTGTATTCTGCTTTTAAAGCACGAGTCTTAGCAGCAACAGTTACTTTCTCGATAGAGAATGCCATTTCTGCATAGTTAGTACCAGCACCGTCGCCTAAGGCTTCAGCAGCAGCTGTAGTCATACCTGTACCAGTAGTGACAGCAGCACCAGGTAAACTATTAGCGTGAGTACCTGTACCAGAGAAGTCTGTATCAGCTTCGTTGTACATTGCTTCTGCACCACCTTGTGAACCATATCTTGCGCGCATTGCGAAGATTAATCCTGTAGGACCAGTCATAGGCTGAACACCACAGATATCGTATGCGATCATGTTAGGAACAGCACGTCTTACCAATGAGATAAGAATTGGGTCATAACCTGCACCAGGACCTGCAGCAGCAGAACCACCTGTAAATCCACCGGTTGCGCCGACGTCATTAGTAGGTGCTTCAGAAAGCAAGCTAGTCATGTTAGCAGATAAGTCACCAGTTTCAGCTAGTGCTCTTTCTGTGTTCTCAAGAATAGTAGCTGTAACTGCTTTTCTATGAGAATCGTTAATTGGTGAAAAAGATTCGTGCGCTAAAATTGGCTCCCACTTTTCCACTAGTCTTGTATAGTTATCCATTTTGGATCTCCTTTATTTAATTTAAATTTAATTAAAAAACCAAATTCAATTATTCTTTACTTCTTAGTGTTGAAAGCTTCAACTAGAGCATTAATAGAAGTGTAATCAGAAGCTGGTTTAGTTACTTCCTGTTCTTCTAGAATAATTTCGTCATTTTCTTCTTGAACATCCTTATTTTCTACAATAGGTTTGTCGCTGAAGAAAGACTCCTTAATTACTTGAAGATTTTCTGCATAAGCTTCTAAATCTTCAATATCAAGCTTTTCAGACAATACTTTCAATCTCTCTACCTGGTTCTCAGATAAACCTTCTGAAAGTTCGTCAAATTTTTGTTCTGCTTTGAAAGTTTGAATTTCTTTCTGTAATTCAATGTTCTCATTTACGAGGTCATTTGCTTTTCCTTCCAATTCAGAAACAGTTGTTTCTAAGTTAGACACAACGTCAACTGATTCTTCAGAAACAGTAACATTATGTTCTACGAATAAGTTCTTAAGACCTGACATTAATGATTCCGCCATCTCAACCTTAATTCCAGATTCGATTGCGATTTCATTCTCAGACATCCACTCAGATACAACGTAATCTAAATACTTATCAACATTCTCAGAAATGGTATCTAATTTCTCAGTTACTGCTTCTTCTAATGCTTCGTCTAAAGACTTAGTTAATTCTTCACGAATTGTCTCAGTTCTTTTATTTACTTCTTCGTTTAATGCGGCTTCAAATACAAGACTAATCTTGCCTTTGAATTCTTCGGATAAATCTTCGCCTTCAATGATTGACTCAATTGAAGATTCTACAACTACTTCCTCTACGGTTTCAACTTCAGCGTCAACTTCAGTTTCTTCAGCAGTAGGTACAGGCTTGCCTGCATCTGTTTGGCCAGGAACTACTTTCTTACCGTCAGCTGCTCCTTTTGGCTCGTCAGTTGTTGTCTTCTTCAGCTTGTCCTTTTTACCTTCTCCACCTTCAGGTGTTACAGCATCAGGGACCATTGAGACTCCATCATCAGCAACGAATTTTTCTTCTACGTTTGCCATTATTTTTCTCCTTTAAATTTGTTTTTAATTTACAAATATCTTTATAATAAACTTGACTGTTTTTATTTATAAAAAGTTAATTTCTCAAAGTACGGATAAATGTTTCAAACATTCTTGTTGCCGTTGCTTCGTCAATAGTTTTTACTACTCTGTTAACCTTTTTCTCAACTTCTTCTTGGATATCCTGAATAACTTCAGTAGCTCTCCAATTCCCAGAAGCGATATCGTAGTAATATTCAACGTTCTCCATGATACCATTTACGAACGCGTTTGGTGCTGAAGGGTCAGTAACAATATCTACAGTAGAAAGGTGGAAATCCTTCTGCACTTCCATAACTCCATTTCTACCTGCCTTGACCGAACCAAGACCTCGAGTCGAAACTCCAATCTTTACTCCTTCGTCTAATAGGCTTTTAACGATTTCCCCCATCGGTGTTGATAAGATTTTAGCTTTACCATAAAAATCGTTGCCATCTCGTCTCATGTCAGTAATTAGATGTGAAACGCGATCCCCGTTGATTTGTGGACCATCAGGGTGACCTAGTTCTCCAAGAGCACGTTTAGTTTCAATAAACTCTTTATTATAGCGATCCATTTCGCTTTCTAAAGTTGCACTTGGATAAATTCTTCCATTGCGATTTTTAATATCGCCTTGCATAAAAATTCCTTCGATAAAGTAATTCTTTTTGCCGTCTTCTTTAGCTTCAGTAATTACCTCTACGGAATCTTCTCTATATTCTGTAATTAAATTCATTGTAGATTCTCCTTCGCAAATGTAAGGATTTCGTTATAACCTGCTTCGTCAGCGATTAGAACGTTATACATTTCGGTTGTATTAGTTTCATTTAATTCATCAAACATATTATTTAAAATGTTAGCATCTTCTTCTGATACTTCAATTACTGTTTCATTTTGTAATTGAAACGAACCAGCTTCGATTGACTCATAAGCTGCTGTATACATCTTTGCTGCTGATAAAGGTTTACCGTTAACCATTTGGTCACCTTTACTATAAGCATACAATGATTTAACATTAGAAAATACTTCTGCTAATTTATTTTGCCACCATTCTTCAGGATCTTGTCCTTCCATTTTTAGATATTCTTGGATTTCTTCAGTGGCATAACAAATGAAATGTAGTTGTTTCATCATCATAGGAATTTCTTGTTGGGGACTTTCAAGCAATTCTTCCTCTGTTGATACTTTTGCTAACATTTCTTTAAATGTCATTGATAATGTTTTACCATTACTATCTTTAATGGTGACTGATGTTGGACCTGTTTTAGGTTTACCATCACCTTTTAAAACTTTTTTCTTTTGTACTTCAGGTTCGATAGTTTTAGCAGAATCTGTTTCTGATTCTTTAGTTTCTGCCTTTTTAACAGGTTTCTTTTCAGCATTTAGCTTATCACCTGAACAACCACCTTCCTCAATACCTTTAATCTCATTGCCACAGCAAGAACATTCTTTACCGATTTCTTCAACCTTATGTTCTCCACCACAGTGTTCACAAGATTCGTCGCAACCGCAAGAAGCCTTTAATTCTTCTTCCATTGATTCTTCGTCATCTCTCTTTTCGTCTTTCTTTTTATTGACTCCAAGAATTTCTGTAATAGATTTTTGTTCAGCAACTTGCTTACCTGCACCTGCACGTTGTGGCAAAGTTTGAGCAATTTTAGTTTTATACGCTAAGTCGTAACTCGTATCGCCTTCTTGGTCAGCAGGTCGCTTACCATCCTTACCTACTCTTCCAGGAATCTCACCAGTAAAAACGTGGTCAGGAGCAACAGGGTGTTTAATCACCTCAATTGTATGTTGGTCCTTAAAGCGTCTTTCTTCAGGTGCTTTTGGTTGAGCAATTTCTGAGACGAGATCTTTAAAATTTTTCATATTTAGTCCCTAGTTTTATTTACACTATACTTTTATTTATATTATTAATATGCATCATCTTCTGCATGTCCACCTTGAGCCTTTTCATCTGCAATTTCATCTTCCATTCTTTGCGCATCTTCTTCAGACATTTGCAGAATATTTTGAGTAATCCACTGATGAGAGAAATACTTTCCTGTGTAATCGGATATATCCCTTAAAGTATTCAATCTTTCTCTCAGAATCTCAGCTTCCTTTAATTCCTCAAAATAATTATCTTTAACAAAATCATAACGTATATCATTACGGATTTCGTTAAATTCCTCAGGTGTTAAAATTCCTTTTAGAATTAATTGTTTCTCTAATACCATATTGAATATCCATGAGAAACGTGCACGAATTCTTCTAATAAATTTACCAAACTTCAGTTCATCTCGAGTAATCTCTGATGTTCTACCGAAGGTTGCCATTGCCTCTGGTTCTAAACGCGATAAGGGTACTTTCAACGCTTTATATAATTTACGTTGAAAATACTCTAAGTTTTCGTTACCACTCAACCCTGGTGCATTACCTCCTGCGAGGGTATCAACTTCAGTTGACCTTTCTCCACCACGACGAGGGAACCAAAAGTCCTCAGTCATTGTTAGCATCTTACGAGAATCAGTAATCTGTCCTGATTCTGAATTGTACTGTAACTTGTTCTTATGTCGAGCCATCATATCTCTAAGATATTGCTCTGCCTTATTCTTTGGCAAGTTACCTACATCAATATAAAAAATTCTTCTTTCTGGTGCTCTTGTTAACGTGTATATTACAACAGCATCTTCCAACATTCTCAGCTGATTTAAAGCTTTACCTGCTGGATGTAAATGAGATAATACTAAACTATTATTCTCATTCATCAATCCTGAAGTTACTCTTGCTATAGAGTCCTTCGCAATCTTTACACCTGTTGTACTTGAAGTACCACCGGCTCCTGTACCCGCATTCTGAAACCCATTTTCAGAATACATATAATACTCATTTTTAACTTTCTTAACAGGTATTCCTGAATGCTTATCTTTGCTCTTCTTGTCTACTTCTCGTATCAATTTTAGTTTACGAGGGTCAACATATCTTAATTCTAAAACACCTTTCTTTACATCCTCAGGGTCAATAATAATATGATAATTTAATCTTCCGTCAACGTAGAACTTGAAAAACATATCATATGCATTGTTTGTAAAATCAAATAATGCAAGTATATTGTCAAATTCTTTAACAACCGACTTCTTTACTTTATCTGATAAAACTGTTTCTCCTAAAGAGATTTCAACAACTCTATCATTTGTATCAACACTAATTGCCTCATTCACAATGTCATCAATTGCCTGAGAAACCTCAGGCTGCATTGACATGTGACGATATCTTGTAATTAACTCAGATTCCGTTTTAGCGGAACCTTCCATATCAAGTATCGTATTATAAAAACCACCTAGAGCATTACCAACCGTAATCGCTCCATCATCATTAGAGGGTTCGGCAAAAGAAACCGGTAAAGTGGTCTCCTCCTCTGCCCTCTTTATATCAAAGCCAAAAATTTTCAAAATATCACCTATTATTTAATTATGTAGTTGGAATACCAGTATTTCCTTCGACTGTCCATAAGTCATAGTCGAAGCCTACTGTAAATTCCTGAATACCTGCTGCGGTATCCCATCCCATTGCCATTGAGCTAACGGATGTTGGGAATAATCCCTCAAATTTATATGTTCTAAGAGGATCTCCATTTTTACTGAAATGCGTAATTAATGCATCAGTTTTATAATCCTGGGGTAAACCAGAAATATTTCCTTGGTGTGAATTAATAGAATTCATCCACGCTTCCATAGAATTGCGAATTTGATAATCCTCATCATTAATAACTGTCACTTCCCAAGTAGCGAATGTTCTATCACCTGCATATGCAATCTGTCTTCCGAAATAATTCACTTTGTAAGAAGCGATATCGGAAGCAGGAATGTTTGCACCTTTAACCATGAATGGAATTTTGAAATCAGCCACCGGGTCAACAGGGTTTAGAATTTGCACTTGGAAAAGATTAGCTCGAGCACCACCGCCAGTTAACTGGGATTTGAACTCATTAATATTAAACGCCATTCTTATTCTCCTTTATTTAATAATTATTTATTATGTTAGTGACCCAACGATTTCATCAAACTCTACACCGCTTCTTGTTGCCACGAAAGTTAATTCGATAACATTAATTGAACGTGCAGGTTTAATAAAGATATTAGCTCTGAACTTACCTTGGTCAATAACCGCAGGTGTATTAACAGTTGTATCAGAAACTACTCTAAAATCAACAATTCCTCTTTTACCTTGAATGTCTCTTAAGAATGGTTCAACGATTCCTTTGAATTGTGATTGAGTAAACTCATCGTTCAATTCAAATAAGAATCCTTCGGCTGCATTGGCAATTGCCTTTTCAACCGCTATAAACAATCTTCTAACATTAATACTATCAAATGCAGAGTTAGCACCTAATCCTGTTTTATCACCGAATAGAACAATTCCTCGTCCTACCTGAGCCATAACTGGATTAATATTTGAACTATACAATTGGTCTCTTTGAGCTTTGTTAGGATTGAAAGCAAGCTTAACAACATTCTTAATTACACCCTTACGGAAACCGGCAGGAGATTCAAAAGGTTCAACTCTTGAAGCAAGACCTGCGATATCACCGTTAAGTGGAGTATATCTATATACATCGTTATATCTATCGTATCTATACTTGTAACCAGAATCCATTACATAGTAAGAAGAAGCTGGGAGGCTGTTCTTAAATGCAATAATGTTTGCTAATTTAGTTTCTGATTTTGATTCATCAACAACGTCTGCTTTAGAAGGGGAAACAAATGCAACTGCATCTTTTCTGTAATCAGCAATATTTGAAATCAAGTATGTAGCAAGATTACCTGCATCGTCTGATTTACCACCTAATACGAATGATATATCAATTTCGTTTGAAGATTTGAATAAATCATAAGCAGATGCTAAGTCAGAAAGTGTTGCTGTAGATTC